CGTCATCCTTTGAAGCAAAAACAATTAAGGCTGCAACTCCTGATGACATCATAGCCAAAACGAGTAATGTGATGGCGAGAGCAGGTTTCATTTTTAATATATACTAACAAAAATTTTTTGTAAGATCATATTCTCTTTTATGTAATTCAAAACTCGATGATGATATTTTTGCCTTTAGTTTCAATAACTCCAAAACTGTATCTTCATCCAAAAATTTTAAAAATTCTCGTTTTGATTCAAGATCATTAAGTATAAACTGTTCCTTTCTCGCCTGGACGTAGGGCCATACATGTTTACGTAAGGATGCAATCTCCATCTCAAGCTTGACCATGTGGGGAAGAATAACTTCTCGGATAAGTTTATTTGTTTCGTGTAAATCGTCTTTGAATTCACTCATAAGTAGTATTCAAATAAAAACTTTAAATACCTAAGTTGTGGACAGAAATTATATTTTAAGACAAAATGTCAGTCACAATTACCGATATCAAAAAAAACTTTCTTCGCAAGATAAGTGGAGGCATTCATACTTTGATGGCTTCATCTTATCTGTCTGATGAAATCGGTATACAACCATTCGGAATAGTTGAAGAATTTATTTCAAGAAGGTTACTTGTATATGATACAAATGCAGTTGGTGCACCGAGACATTGGTTCTCTGATTACAAATTTGATTTAGAATTGGATACCATGTCTGACAATGAACTAACTGAATTTCTTCTTTACTTGGATAATGTAGACATAACTATTAAACGAGTATTCAGTGAAGCATATTTGTCATACGATGATATGAATGACGATGAATATGATTACGCAAAACTTATAGAAAACAACTATATAACAACTTTCAAACAATTTTTAAGTATAAAGAATTAGAATTAGTTTGTAATATGATTGTGCCACTTGTTGCACTTTGTTTATTTAAATTTGGATTAATTCCGCGGACAGAACCATACGTCGTAAAAAGGTTTAGACTGCGTGATCTAAAACAATTACCAAGAGATTGGGAAGATGATAAGATGACTGCTAAAAGCGTCATATCAACTATAAACGACTTTTCCAAAGCTTACTATGCATCAAGTTTTGAACCCATATTTACCATACGAGGTATGAAACCTATTGAAAGTATATTCAGAGAATACATAGGTGGGGATACCGGTAAAGACCTACTTCTGATTTCAAAACGATGTATATCCGATGCACTCGTAAATGAATTTAACTTACAAGAGATCAAGAGTATGCTTGAAAATTGGAAGGGTGAAAATATTGATGAAGTTCGAACACTATTGTCACACTATATGTATAAACTTGAATCGTTTACAGAACAAGAAGAAGAAGAGCTTAAATTAACTGGGTTTTTCACTGGATTGGATGATGTAATTGAAAGTTTCCTAGGAGAAAATAACTATAAAACTTTGGAAATCATGATTCTCTTTTTTGAAAAAATTGATGAACTTAAATGTCTGATATAATGACATATCTGAATGGTTCATGTGAGTTTGGAATACATCTCATCACCCTCGGTCCCCCGTATGTAATACTGACAGAATAAGTATCATCCTTATATCCTTTAACTTTAGCACCTGATGGTAAAATCATAGACTTTATGGGTTTATCAAACGTATATCTAGAACTCATAGGTTTTGTAATTGTAATAGGATTCTCCGTTAGAATGCGCGTTTTGTAATCACAATCAGCAAAGAAGAATATCTCTTTACCGTTAACCTTATCTTCCCAGTCTTTGATTCGCTTACGTTCTTTGCGCGCTTTATCCCATTTTTCGTAAAGTAAATATCCTGACACAGATATGAAAATTAGAAATAATATCAATAATACAGGAACAAGTGCATTCATACTATAGTTATACTATACTTTTTTTTCATAAATCTACGGACACCACCAAATGTGGGATAACTCCATAGGTACCACCTAGACCAAAAACCAGCACTATCTACTCCACCTAACTTCCAGTCCTCCTTGTCACTGGTGGTTACGTTGAGCATAAGCTTCTGAATTTTTAGGGGATCCTCTTCCTCCATCACACGTCTGGGTATCTGACCCCCGTGGCGAAGAACATAGGAACGCATTCGTGAAGGATTCTTGTGTTTGGTGTAGTCGGAATATCCACGTGCACCAAAGTCAACAGTCCTGCCGTCTTCTAGTATCGCCCTGAACTTCTTCTTCGGGTTCGGGCTACGAATAATTTTGACGCGCATACTTATAATCTACAAGGATTTATTTCTGGCACGCACCACAATACGCCTCCTTCTTGGGGAGGAAGAAAAGGTTCTCTGGTCCACGTTTCACACGGTAAAGGTGGTCATAGAGGTGGAAGAGTGCGTAAGCAACAATAGCAGTGCCCAAAACGGGGCTCTTCATCTTACGAGTAGTCCACGCATGGTACGCAATGAACGAGACGAGGAGGATCTGAACAATGGTGAGCGCTGGGAGAGCTGGCATCTTGAAGCGATGCTCAACAGTCTTGACGTCATCGGTTGGTTCTGGGGTTGGGTCCATATATTCACGCTTGCCGTATCCGGGCATTTTTATTATCTACCAAGAAAATAATGTGGCCTCTTCTGATTATTACACCCGCCATTTTAGTTTTTTGTGATTACATGAAAGCACCGATAGATTTGTTGTACTTTACAAATATATGGAGACCTGTGGTTGGTATGCAAAACACACTGAGAGATGTATTCAAACCTCACCACTTTCACCCCGGACTTTTATTACTGAAACTTCACTATAAAAAGATACGCGAAGAGTTTCTAAAAGTTTCACCAACACTGAAACATGAGTATTACCACGACTTAGATCCATGGTTTGAAAAGAATATGAACTACTACTATTATAAAGTTGAACATTTTCCAATACTCTACGGGTTAATCAAACAAATTTCATGCACATGTGAATTCGCCGAGCGTGCCGCGTTCGCAGTAGTAGATGGTCCTATGACTATAGCTCCCCACCGAGCTGAATCAAATGAACTCCTGAGGTATCATCTCACTATACAAAGTGATGGTGATTGCACGTTGTATACTGAAAGTGGTTCGCATGTCCACGTGGATGGCGATGATTTTATATTCGATCACGCGAGGTACCACGAACTCGTAAAGACTGGACCAGGTAGACGAGTTGTCCTCATTTTAGATATTCATAGATGATTACGACAGGTGGCTATATACATGTCACTCCCCCCAATGAGTTCGAGTTCCTGATTCTTTACAATCCTCTTAGTGAAGGGCCCCGGGGTTCCATCTTTGCAACGCATACAGAGGGCAGACAACTTGGTGACCTCACACGCTATTGGAATACAATCCAGGAGTTCACCAAACTTATTTTGAAATGAATCTCCATCCAGACCCGCTATGATTACATCCTTATTTACACACATACAGCACTCCACAAACTTCTTGAGGCGGGGGAAGAATTGAGCCTCATCGATGGCTATGATGTCCGCGTTATTAAACTCCTCCTTGTTTATGAGTTCGAAAAGCTCATAGACTTTGAAACAATCAAACTTTACATTGTCGTGGGTCTTCAAAACTTCATCTGGAGATCGGGTGTCCTTGGCTGAGTTGACAACCAATATTTTCTTACCAATGATCTTTAAACGCTTAAGTCGTCTGATTAACTCGGAAGTTTTACCTGAAAACATATTTCCCATAATTATCGAAAGCCCCATCCTATCTCACTAATATAATCTTGTATTTTTTATATGGGTGAAATGCATCGATGTCAATTTCTTAAATACAAGGGGTACTACAACCCCGCGACAGGGCGTGTAAAGTTTGGGAATCACCTGTTCCCAGATATCCACACCGCTGTAAAATTTCTCAGTAAAAAGTACGATGCCTCTCTCAGACGCCGAAATCACCAAGAAGGTTGGGCAGTTGCGGAAAACCGAGGGCAAGATCTATGCACCCCTCAAGTACTTCAGGGGGCTTGAGACCTTGGGGCAGGTCGAGACCCGCTACAAGAAGATGCTCAAGAGGGACTACAAAGATTTCAAAACAGACAGTGGGGTCAAGACCCGCACCTCCTCCTACACCCAGAAGTTTAGGAAAAAGTATGGACCAGAGGTCAAGTCTCTCCCAGAGATCTCGAAGGCCACTGGGATACCTCTAAAGACCCTCAAGACCATCTACAATAGGGGACTCGCTGCGTGGAGAACCGGGCATCGTCCGGGAGCCTCTCCACAAGCGTGGGGGTACGCGAGGGTTCATAGTTTTGTTGTTAAGGGGAAGACATACTACACGGCGGATAAGGATTTAATATAATATCGGGTTGCATCTTTATGGCATAAATCACATAATGTCTCCAAATTATCATATTCTGTCTTACCCCCTCTACTCCACTCAACTTTATGATGACCTTCCGGGTGATTTGGAACACACCCACATTTCGCACATTTTCCATCTTGTTCTTCTAATTTACGATATATATCCGTTTTTGAAAAGCATCTAGGTTCATTTGAAACATGACGACAAATAATGTCATCGATGAGTATAATTAGATTCTTTTGAAATACTGCATTTCGTGATTTTGCTTCTAATTTACTCTGAATATCAACATCAAGAACTTCCAGTTTAAAGTCTGAAAATATATCCATTATGTGACGATTAAGGTGTGAAACGTCACTAATGTGAACCGGTATTCTTGAAACAAGAAATTTCAAACATAGTGCATTACTCCTGTATTCCCGTCTATCTGTTGGTATCATTTTACGCTCACTCAATCGTTTGCCAACTTTTATCATGAGATTAAACCTTTCAGTTATTTCTTTCTCACCCCCCTTCATTAGGTATTCACTCACAGATTCTTCACTCTCACCCAAATTTTTAGCTTGCCACAATTTTCGCAGTTCATTTACCGATGCCCACGACGAGGAGATTTTTTCTGATAATGCTAAACATTCCATCATTTCCGTTTCGATAGCACCTCGGGCGTCCTTTTTACTATACATCCAAATTTTGAAGTCATCCTTGAATTTTTTAAGAATGTCGTAGAATTTATTATAACTAACTTTATCAAACTCGTAATCATTTAGAGTTTTGGTTGATTTGTTTAAAATTTCGTACATGTCTCTACGCTTAGTAGAATCTGTATGAAACGAAGAATCGAGATAATTAAATGTCATCTTATAATTTCTTACGATCTGTTTAGTATCAACGTCCATATCTCTAAAATATATATTATCGTGTTTCTGTCCTATGTCTTCATTTGAAAAATGTCGTCCAATGAGTTTATATTCGTTATCTATAAACCCAAGCACAGTACGAATTCTATGCATTCCATCCAAGACGTCATAAACTGTATTACCTAGTTCATCTGGTACTGGATTTAAAATAAGCCATATTGGGTTCATTCTTCTGTTTATCAAAATAGACTCTATAAGTCTTGTCTTCATTCGATCATCCCATGCTTCATATTCTCGCTGAAACGGGGGTTGTACATTTATGTATTCACCCCCAGTAGATGAAGCAACTTCGTGTTGAGTTTGGCATTTTATCTGAGAAACCTTTAGATCAAATGAACCTTCAGTAGTGGCCATATTTATTATATGTTAGATCTATTCTTTAAGCTACTTAGATCTATAATATTACTTAGGTATATAGCCAACAAAAATCTACGATAGATACAATGGTTCATGCAGAACGAATACATGAAGAAATACGTGTTTTAAACATAAAAGACGAAACCTTACTATCGTTTCGTGTTTTTGATAATTTCAATAAAAGACTGAGATCTCGAAGGCCACTGGGACTGCTTTGATAATCCCATTTAACAATCTTAAAGTCTTGACTTTATATAAGTTTAAATGGAGAGTCGCCGCCCCCTCCCCCTCCGTTTCATGTCTGTACCCAAGCAGGAAAGGCCCCGTATAAGTTGGGAAGAATACTTCATGAAGACTGCCCAGCTCGCGTCCGTCAGGTCTCCATGTGAGAGACTCCAGGTGGGGTGTGTCTTAGTGAAGAACAACCGCCTCATCAGTATGGGCTATAATGGATTTCTGGGTGGCTGCGAACACAAGTCCATCGTGAGGGACAACCACGAACAAGCCACGATACACGCGGAGATCAACGCGGTCACCGATGCGGCGAAGAGGGGTGTCTCCATCGATGGTGC